TTTAAAAATATCCATTTTATCTTGAGGATTAATAATTCCATTTTTAACAAGATAGTCCTCTGAATCTTCACCAAGGTTTTGAAGCATTAGCGCATTCTCTAAAACCTGTCTGTCGTAAGCTGCTTTCTCATTCGGTGTGTATCCTTGGTTTTGCTTAAAGCTAACTTCACCCCTACCCAATAAAATCATCAAGCTGTTAATTTTTCTGATCAAATAGTCGTTTCTGTACTGGTCGAGCATTTCATTAAATATTTGTCTTTCCGTGTCGCCAGTAGAGTTTAAACCCTTGACGTTTTCACCAACGAGCATCGGAACAGGGATACCCGTTACCATAGCAAGCCGCCTCAGAGAAACATCGTCCATCTCCTTCAAGCCGTTAATCTGCTGACTGACTGACTCAACAGAATCTTCAGCGTCCATTATCCCCGCGCCGTAAATTCCACGCAGCCTCTCAAGCGTTGCAAAATAGGCAACCATAGCACCTGACTGATTTGTTCTAAGATTATTCTTAAAGCCTACAAGCTTATAAAATATCGTTGAGGCTTTTTCAATTATAGTTGCATTTGATCTTTGTATAATTCCGTCGGCTATTAATTGATTGTAAATTAACTCAGCCTCAGGCATCCCACCATATTGATAAAAAGGCTTGTCATCCTCCGCAGGATTAACATAAGTAAAGTCGACAACTCTCGTCCAGTGCATCGCATGTCCGCGGACCAGATAAGATATTGGCTTGTAATATCTTTCGCCGTCAAGAGCCCTGCCAGCTTCGCCAACGCTAATCATATCGCCACTGAAATGATATAGCTTAGCCGTGGCAGGGACAAAGCTATCGTCAAGCGGCAGTGATAGATCATCGCCCTTATTTCCAACAACAATAATTCCGCGACCAAAACCAAGTTGAAACTCTGCAACCTCTTTTATTATCGGCGCGAGCTTATTTTTATAAAACTTTTCATCACTGCTGCCGCCTTCAAATTTCATCTCGCACTTTAAAGCATAGCCAGCCTTAATCTGATAAATCCTGCGAGCAACTCCAGCCTTGAAAATTTCCTTTAACTCTTGTCTGTCAAGTTTTTTATGCTCAAACCTGTTTACGTTTATCGCTTGACGTTGATTGATTAATTGATTAGATAACGATGAGACTGAGTCTGTGTTACCTTTAACCTCTATCTCTTTTTCTTTTCTTGAAAATAAACCCATTAAATCAACCCTTTGTAATCTGTGTTTTGCCCTTTCATTTTATCTTCAAGAGCATAGCGACAAGCGTCTATATAGTGATTGTCCTCGTCGATAATTTCCGGCAAGATTATATCTTTGCGCTTGTCAACTTTATATCTATACATTCTAAATTCATTAACAACCGCTGGCAATCCCTCGTTAATTATTATCTTATCAAAAGATTGCATAAAAGCCACTCCATCTTTTACGCTGCCTTTGCCTTTTGATACGCTTATACAATAGGGTATTCCTTTTCTTGCTAGATAGCTAATTGATTCAGGTCGCGCATTATCAGCCCTTACTGTAAACTTGTCAATCTCTGGCAGACGCTCTTTTAAGTAACTAGCAGTATCATCAAGCTCCAGCCCTGTCTTTCCAGCCGCCTTGTGAATGTAAAGCGTATTTTCTTTAATATATAACTCAACCGCTGCCGTTGGATCTTTACTAAAACCAAAATCCAATCCAAAAAGCGGATCGCCAAAAGTGTGATCAGGCTCAAAGTTTTTTATTTCATACTTACCTTTAAAGACTTGAGCATCAGACATTTCAAGGTAAGCACCATCCCAAACATGAGCATAAGTCGCATCGTTCATATTTTTCTGATTCTGCCTGCGCTGCTCATCAAGAACACTAGGAAACCAAGGATTGTCTGACCAATTCATTTCAGCTATCTTTGAGCGATCTGGCTTGTTTTGTATAAATCTTTTGTCTGTTGCTGATCCCTTGTCGCGCGGATTCCATATAACCCAAAACTCTGATTTTTCTGCTCGTATTGTAGGCTCAAGCGTTAGCCATGAATCTTCTGCAATATCTTCCGCTTCCTCAATTATACAAACATCAATCTGAGCCAGTGATTTTATTGAGCTAATATTATTTCGCAGCCCTTTAAAAATAAACTCTGTTCCATTGTGACCGCGAATGTAATCAACGCCAACGTCATAGTTAGCCTCAAGCCAAGGGATTGATTGTATTGCATTTTTCAGCTCAGCGTGAAAACTTTCTTTAATTGAGTTTTGAAACTCACGCAAACATAATATTCTTAGTTTTTCAGCGTAACCAAAAACAGCAGCCATTTGAGCGAACGTATATGACTTAGCAGAACCCCTGCCGCCGTATGCTCCCCTGTATCTAAGCTCACCCCTTGCTGGCGTAAATACATCAACAAGTTTTGGTGGAAGTTCAATTTGTGTTTTCTTCAATTTTTTCAGGCTCTTTCGTTTTTGCAACTATTTCAATCCTAGTCGGTGACGTGTGCTTTATCTCACTTTTTGTTTCTTGTTTATCTGATTGACCTAGATGCTGTTTACCAAGCCATATCAAAAGAGGAATACTCCCCTCCATCGCCATTTCATATTGTTTTTGTGCAAGCTTCATTCTCATTTTTGACATTTTCAATCGTCTGTATTCAGAGAATGTCATTTTATATTCACGCTTGATAGCTCGCTCAATTGTATCAGGTGACATTCCCATAATGTCAGCGCAGTCATGCAGCGTGGGTTTATATTGAAGCAGCGTGTGGAATTTTTCCCAATCTATTTCTATCCTAGGTCTACCTAATTTTTTGACTTTCCCCATCGTTTTCCTTTTTATTTACTTTTTCCGCAAAATAATCTTTAACCAAGTCTGTCAAGAAACTTTTAATTGATACGCCAAGAATTGAGCTTTCCGCTTTTATTTCTCTTTTAAGTTTTTCGTTAACTGCGAACAGTATTGTTTTTTCTTTCACTCTATAAATTTATATAAAATAATAGCATTTGTAAAATATACCGTTTTCCATATACTAAGTTATTGAAATTACGAAAATATACAGTTATTAAAAAAAATATACCGAAAAATATACACGGGAAATCAGGCACTTAATGCGCTGCATTTGCCGTAAGTTATTGTTATTATATATATATACAATAAATAATACAGTTATAATATATAGTATATATATAAAGAATTTATTTTTTTTAAAGTTATTTTTATTAATATAATTATGGCTCACAGATGTACTGTATAATTGTATATGCAGTGCGCCAAGTGCTTGTTATTATTGACTTTACGCACCGCTATTGTGCTGTATATTTTCGAGATTTCAAGCACTTGCAAGCTGTATGTTTTTTCATTTTCGGTATACTTTTTACTAAAATCTAAATAAAATTAGCCTAATATGCGCTTTTTGGCTCTTTTTTTATACATTTTAGGTGCAAAAAAAATGTACATTTAGCCCTATTTATACATTTTTTCAATAACTATAATGTACATTTTCGCCTGTTTATACATTTTTTCAATACATAAAATGTACATTTTTTCTATACTTATAGATATTTTGTTTGTATAAATGAGCTTTTAACCAAAAGGAAATTATGAAAACACAAAAAAGAATTGTATTTGATGTAGAAAATGAGCTGGCTAGAGATTTTAAAACTAAGTGCAGGCAACAAGGTCGCTCAATTAAATCTGTTATAACCGAGTTCCTAGAAGAGTATATTGACCATCCAAACGGCAAGAAAAATATAAAAAAATACTACTTGATTGTATTTGAGGGCAAGGACGAAGAAACTAAAAACATGACAATAGATCAAGACTTGTATGATTTTTATATAGAAAAAGGTGTAACTTTTTACCTGCTTGAAACATTTAGCGCACATAAAGTAAACTAAAAAAGTCGTCTAACTTGTAAGATTTTAAAAGATACAGACTGCAGTCTTGCCGTTAAAGTTTAGGCTATGGGAAAAATTTATCGGTTAGATCTGCCAAAGAAAAACAAAACCCAATCTTATGTGATCTGTGGTGATCTCCACGCTCAATTCATTCACGAGCCAACTTTTAAAATTATGCTTGACTACGCTAGTAGCCTGCCAGTCGGCGAGAGGAACTTGATAATCAATGGCGATCTAGCCGATTTCCCCTACTTTATGATGACAAAAAACGCTGATGCTAAAAAATGGATAAAGCGCGCTGATGGAGTTGAGGAATTTTTTCTGCCAAAATACAGAGAAGAAATTAACTTTATAAACGAAAAAATACTAAATCCAATATGCAGAGTTTTTGACCGAGTTTATTTCATGGAGGGAAACCATGATTCTCCACGCATTAACGCTTTCTTGGATATGTGTCCAAGCCAATATAGCAGCCAGTTCAACTTAAAAAGAGACTTGATGCTAAAGCCGCGAGGAATAACCCACGTTGGCGATTATAACGACTGGTTGGACTTGGGCAAGCTTGCCATCACACATGGAATGTTCCACGGCACAAGTGCTTTAAAGAAGCATGTTGATACAGCTAGGAAGTCAGTTATATTTAGTCATGTGCATGTAGACGAGTGTAAAGCATTTGTCACCAGGGATGAGTTCTTAAAAGCTTGGAGCTTGCCTGCTATGTGCAAGCTAAACCCACACTATATGAAAAACAGAGCCAGTCAATGGTCTAATGGTTTCGGGAAGATAACCGTTTTTCATGACGGACTTTTTGACTTTAAACCAATAACTGTTTTTAAAAAGCGAGCTGTTATTGATTCAAGGGTATTTTTAGGATAGTTTCATTCTTGCCTCCGCTAAGTATTAAGTCGATTTTTTCAAGGCTTCTTTTGCCTCTTCCCAGATACTGTGAATGCACTCAGAGTTAGTTATTTCCACCAGCGCACTCTCTAGCCTTTCTATTCGCTGGTCTTTCTTTTTAACAATGTCCTCTCTTATATATTTAACCTCAGGAGAGGTTGCGTATGTGTGCTCAAAGTCTATGACCCCTATCTTCTCTCTGGTTGCCCTTGATTTTTTATAGTAATCGCTCATTTCCCCCCTCCTTTTCTGTTTTGGTGTGCTTGGCGAGAACGTTCCTGCACTTATCCCTAATTACTGTATTCATCCCTTTCCAGTGCAGATGACCATCCATGTGTAATGGCTCAAGTTCTTTAATATCTACGATTAAGCTTCTGTAATCCCTCGCCTCGTCCTGTGATTGCTTTAGCATATCTTCAAGCTCGCCAATCTTTTCCTCAAGTTTAAAACACTTTATTATTTGCCATTCTAGTCGATCAATCATTCTCCATCCTTTTGGTTTTCTTTTAGTTCGTTGATTGTTCTTGCGAGAGCGTGAGCAGCTTTAAGTTCTTCCTCAAGTTCAATTGTCCACCCCTTGATACCTCTTACTTTTATCTTGAACTTGAGGTTTACAAGGTGACCCTCAATTAACGTCTTGATTGTTTCAAGTTGCTTTTGGGTTAGGTTGTTCATCGAATACCCCCTCGCCTGTTCATCAAGTTCAACTTTTTTCATTTCTTCTCCTGTAGTTCTATCTCAGCTACTAATGCTCTTGCTGATGCTTCTGGTAGTGTTTCAGCTTCAAAGGTTTCATCATTAAAATCTAAATTTGCGTGCCATGTTGTACCTAGAAAGTCGGCATTAGGACTAAAACCGTATTTCTCAAGCAACGGAATTTGTGAGTCGAATGAGTCTGTGTAGAGTTTTTTTGCGTGGTTATATCCTGCAAATCCATACTCCCATTCAACTAACCCATCCTCTAGCCATACATCTTCCCCAAACTCAGCTCTAGCCAAAAATTCGTTAATTTCTTTTATTGTTTTCATTTCAATTTCCCCATAATTTCACTCAGGACTTCCGAGGTTACTTCGTAATCTTTCCCTGCGATTGTTATCTTTTCTAGTTCTGGTTTTATAAGGGTCTTTGACTCATCTTCTACGGATGTTACTAGTTTGATTTGATCGGGCGAAAGTAAATATTCCCACCCTGTATCAGCTATAATACTCACATCACCCCGCAAGCCTACCCAAGCAACCCTATA